AACCCAAAACCATAAAAGTTAAATGAAGGAACAAAGGAAAAATGGGAGAAAGGACATTTCTTTTTACGCTTTGAATCGCCTTCTTTCCAGTTTCTACGCAAGCCAAGTATTTGCCCAGAACCAGCATCAACAGTGATGATATACGGGGATGCAAGTTTATAACTATGCACGCCTTTCTTCGTAACTTCATCTACCCCCTCCACAAAGATATTGATGTGCTGTTCATATAACGTATAAACTTTATCACGTTCACCAAGACCGACTTTAATACCAATAAGTTCATGTGTCTTCTTTTGAACAGCCGTTAATTTAGGCTCAGTAGGAATACCGAGTTCAGCAGGTTTTGTGTAAAGACCAGCATTACAATCAGCGTCTAATTCATAATCTGTTTTGTATAAAACATGTGTATATCGATCAGCTCTATAAAGATCTGACGATGAATTAGGAACAATGAATTGATCTGCAGGTACAAACTCTGAACAAGGACGTTCTAAATGAGCATTGTAATAAGTCTTCTTAAAACCAGAACCTACAAGTGGAACGTAAAGAAGCATACGTTCAGAATCAGTGTAGAACTCAGTCATTTCTTGAGTAATCTGGTAGTTCATATGGTTCTTAACACGATTGGCCTGTTCTTCACGCTCAATAGTCACATCGCCCATAATACGTGTCTTAACTGGACCATTAGATGGTAAAAGTTCGTTTGAAGCCTTAGATTGAAACTTAACAGCTGATTCCATAAGTAATGGGTGTTGAGCAGAACAAGCACCTTCAAAAGGAACATTACGGTCTTCAACTTTAACACCAAGAAGATCCATACCAAATTCAATGGTCTTAATCCAATCAGAACGAGAAGCCTCATCAGATGTTACGTTTGCTAAAACGATACCTGCCAAACGCATCTTTTCATCTTCATCTAGCTTATCGACTAAGTTAGCATAGAAAGATGTAGGTTCATTCGAATATTCAGAAGGATCAGCTGGTTCTGCAAAATCAACAGTAAAAGTACCGTCTGCATTAGCAGTCGTCGTTGCTTCCATATTGTCAATGGAATCCATTGTTACTGATGGAAGGGATGAAAGACTATTCGGTTTTTGGGTATTTTTAATAACTGCCATGATTCCTCTATTATACGCTATTTCTAAGTACTTGTCAAAACTTAATGTCTAGGCATTACGTTAGACCAATAGGTCCCACGTCTTTGCTGAATAATGTCTTCTTCCCATCTATTCGAGTATCCGTCGTTATCGATCTTATAGTTATCCCTCATCCAAATAACAGCTGAAGAAACACAGTCAGTTAAGTCGTCCCTCTGGTTCTTTAGACGTGGTTGAAACGCACAGACCTCATCTTTAACCATTTCCGCCCATTCTTTTCCAGATGGAATGAAGACTCGTCCAGCTTGGAAGTAAGGAGTTGTTGCTTGAAGACGAAATGCCTTATCCCCTTTAGGCTTATAAGGAAGAACTGGTAAAGAACGTTTCTGCATCTCAGGAATAAGAAGCATACCAGCAGATGTGTCTTCCACTACGAAGTATTCTGGAGAATAAATTGAGTCTATCTCCTTCATTTTGATACAAAGTTCAGTTAAATCCCAATGTCCACGATCCGAACCAAGTAAGATCATACTGTCTTGAGCAATCTGAGAACCATCAAGTGTCTCTAACATATTTGAAAAGACACCCCATACGGTATAGGCAGAGTAGTTAGCAGCTTCCTTTTGGGATAAAGCGGTATCGATTGTAACTAAGATTAACCTGCATTGAGGTGGTTTTGGTTTATCCCAATACTTCCAGTCAGTTCTTTTAACAATAGATCCTTCTTCCATGATTGGATTCTGCATATAAAGAGCAGCCCACTCGATTGAGGGCATAGTTTCCTTCTTTTCCTGTAAAAGAGCTGTAGGCCAGAACTCAGGCCAGAAAGAAGTACCAACTTTAAAGCGTTGATCCGTGTCTGGAAGACCTTTTCTAAGATAATCGGAGGCTTCTTGATCTAAAAGTGCAGGAATCTTGATAACTTTCCACGGTCTGGAGGTCTTTTCATCAACTTTAAGCATAAACCCAGAGAGATCTTCAACAAACCACCGTGTATTAATGATAATTTCAGCCCCTCTAGGTAATAAACGTGTCCTTAGCCCTTTACGATACCATTGATTTATCTCTTTTCTACCAGTATCGGTAGTTTGCTCAGTGATGGCATCATCAACAAGAGTGATATGAGCACGACGACCAGCAATGTTCTGTCCTGCACCACGGGCTACGAACCGACCTTTCTTGGTTGTATCCCAACGACCAGCTGATTGAACATCCTTCTTAAGAACTGTACCAGGAAAAATAGCTTGGTACTGAGGAGTGTCAATAAGATCCTTAGTGGGACGACCAAAGTTATCCACAGCAAATTCAAAGTCAGAACCAATGACAAGGAAACACCAGTGAGGGGATCTACCTAAACACCAAGCAGGGAATAAGTTAGAGGCTAGCCTAGACTTCATAGAACCTGGAGGTAACATAATCTGTAATCTAGCAGGTGTCTTCTCATGATCTGCTACAGATTCATATACCTTCTGTAACTCTTCACATATCAAGTGGATGTGCTGTCCATCAATAAAGGCTTCAGGCAAGATACTAGGTGCCATTAACTTAGCAAAGGTATAGAAATCAGTCCTAGCTTTAGTGATCATCTTGTCTAGGAGTTCATTCTCTAGTAGTTCTATTTCTTTCTGGGTTAAGGTCATATGTACTCTTGGAATGTGGTTTATAAGCTATTAGAGAGGTTCTGAATGGGGTGTAGCACTATGTTGGCTACTACCCTACCTAAAATATTTCTCTATGTTATAAACCTTTCTAATAAATTTCTTTGTCTTAATAGGGAGAATCATGTAAAATGGGGGAAGGGGGCAGGGATATTAAACCTAGACATTGATGTTTTAACATTAAGTTATAAGTAATTACTTAGTAAATGTTTTAATAATTTCTTAATAATGTTATAGGCCAACTGGGTAAGTACTTGATATTACACAATATGTATTAAGAAGTCTTATTGACATCCTTTAACATCTCCTGTAGTTTTGCTATCCTTGCTTCAGTCTGATTAGGTTCTTCTCCTTCATCTTTAAAGGCATTAACATCATTCTTTGTCTTGTTAGTATCTTCTACTGGTTTAGCTATTTCCTTAGATCCGAATAGACCAATGAGCTTACCCATTAGTTCAACAGAGGTATTAGCTTCCTTTAGTTTCTCAGTTACCATAGCAGCATCATAGATTGCCCTTAACTTGTGGATAATCTCTACTTCATCCAACATAGCTACCTTAGCACGTTCTTGTTGTAACCAGGAGATGTACTCCTTACACCCAGGTAATTGTTCTATCTGATACCCAGTTCTACTGAGGGCATTCCTATCAGAGGCAGTAGATCCAGCCTTCTCAGCTGATACCCCTTGTTTTAAACCCCTAGCCCTAAACTCACAGTACTTCCTTTGAAGAGGGGTCATGTTGTCTACTTGGGCTTGTAATGCTTCGGGCATTTTACTCATTTTTATCTCCTTTGAAACTATATTAATTATTATACCATACACCCCATGGTAATATGTATTGAAAATGTAATACTTTCTTAAAAATACATCCCTTAATACATTATTTCATTACTAAAGTCTTGGAATAGTTAATAAAGGTTAATACATTAAAATCTTCTAGGCGACTTTCCCAAGAATATCTATAAAAATATTACATAAAATTGTAAGTAATATTATTACCCTGATTTAACCAAAAATACATTATAAATTTTTTTAGGGCCTAATATACTAACTAGAGCCCCTCCAATTTTTCCAGCGGGGGGTTTTCCATAACTCTTTACCCTAATATCTGTAAGTCTATGTTAAACAAATAAAATTTTCCCAGTTTATTTACAGGCATTATGACAAACTAATATTCTTGCTCTCTTTGTTAAGGAAATTAACCTTTAATTAACCATAACATTGTAATAAAGCACTAAGCCGTGGGATATTGTTATGGGAAATAGTCTCTGGGATTATGACAAATAGTATTGGAAAATACATTTTATGAAAAGTGTTGCATATTTATCACACTTGTTATGGGAAAGCGTGACCC